AGAGTTAATCGACAGATCGTCATGGAGCATGGTATGGAGTGCTCAGTATTTGAGAAGTTCAGTCATGTCTTCTCCGGTCACTATCACACTAGATCGACTAATGGCAAAATCTCGTACCTAGGAAATCCATATGAAATGTTCTGGAGTGACGTAAATGATGCTCGCGGATTTCATATCTTTGACACGAAGACCTTAGAAAAAACTCCAGTCAACAACCCACATAGAATGTTCTATAACATTTACTATGAGGACACTCCACATCAAACATTTGACACTAGGGAATACGAAAACAAGATTGTAAAAGTTGTTGTTCGTAAGAAGACTAATACTAAAAACTTTGAGAAGTTTGTAGATAAACTTTACTCATCAGGTATTGCTGAACTTAAGGTTGTTGAAAACTTTGACTTTAGTGGTTGGTATGATAAAGAAGTTGATCTGGTTGAATCTGAAGACACTATGTCAATTCTCAATAGATATATTGAAGAGGCAGAGGTTCCTCTTGATAAATCTTTGATTCAAAAAATTATGAACGAAGTATATCAGGAAGCATGTGAGCTTGTATAATGTATATCCTAACAATCTATGGAAAAGAAACGGAAGGTGCATATTCTGTAGCAGATGATGAAGGAGATCAGATCCTTTACCTGTTTGAAGAGGAAGACGATGCGATGAGATATGCTATGATGTTAGAGGACGATGGAAGTCCTGATATGCATGTGATCGAAGTAGAAGATGAGATAATGATCAAAACCTGTGAGATGCATGATTATAAGTATGCAGTGATCACAAAGAACGACCTTGTAATTCCTCCAGACGCTAGTCATGATTTTGTTTGAAAAGATTCGTTGGAAAAACTTTCTGTCAACGGGTAATCAATTTACTGAATTTGCACTTAACGAAAACTCTACCAATCTGATTATTGGCACAAATGGTGCAGGTAAGTCAACTGTATTGGATGCTTTGACGTTCTCTCTGTTTGGTAAACCTTTTCGTAAGATTAACAAACCTCAACTCATTAACTCTGTGAATGAGAAGGATAGTAAGGTAGAAGTTGAATTTACAATTGGTGACACGAATTGGAAAGTTGTTCGTGGAATCAAACCGGCTATGTTTGAGATTCATAGAAATGGTTCTGTGATGGATCAATTTGCTGCTGCTCTGGATCAACAGAAGTGGTTAGAACAAAATGTTCTGAAGATGAATTACAAGTCATTTACTCAGATTGTGATTCTTGGTAGTAGCACTTTTGTTCCCTTCATGCAACTGCCTGCAAATAGTAGGAGAGAAGTGATTGAGGATCTTCTTGATATTAAAATCTTTTCTTCCATGAATAGTATTCTGAAGGATAAGATTCGGATGGTGAAGGAGGACATTAAAGTTCTTGATCTCAAAAAAGAATCTCTGACAGATAAAGTTCAGATGCAGGAGAACTTTATTGAAGAGTTAGAGAATCAAGCAGCACAGAATATTGAGAGTAAGAAAAAGAAAGTAACTCAACTTCTTACTGAAACAGATCTGTATATGAAACAGAACTCCGTGACAGAGGAAAGTATCTTCGGTTGCACCAAAGAACAGCAACACGTTACAGGTGCCACAGATAAACTTCGTAAACTTGGAAACTTAAAGGGTAAGATTTCTCAGAAAGTATCTACTATTACTAAAGAACATAAGTTCTTTACTGAAAATACGGTTTGTCCTACATGTAATCAGGAGATTGAAGAGACGTTCAGAATAAATAGAATTAACGACGCTCAAACTAAAGCTAAGGAGTTGCAATCCGGTTATAAAGAACTGGAAGAGGCAATTAAAGAGGAAGAAGAGCGAGAGCGTCAATTTACTACTCTTTCGCAGGAGATCTCTAAACTCAATAATGACGTTTCTCAAAACAATGCTCGGATTTCTGGATGTCAACGACAGATCAGAGATCTGGAATCGGAAGTTCAAAACCTTACCGATCAACTTGCAAATAGAAATACTGAGCATGAAAAGTTAGAGACCTTCAAAGACAATCTAAAAACTACATACGACGAGTTATCTTCAAAGAAGGACACGATTAGTTATTACGATTTTTCGTATAGTCTGCTTAAAGACGGTGGAGTAAAATCCAAAATCATTAAGAAGTATCTGCCTCTGATTAATCAACAGGTGAACCGTTATCTACAGATGATGGACTTCTATATTAACTTCACACTTGATGAGGAGTTTAGCGAAACCGTCCAGTCCCCAATTCATGAAGATTTTTCTTATGCTTCTTTCAGCGAGGGAGAGAAGATGAGAATCGACTTGGCACTTTTGTTTACCTGGAGAGAGGTGGCAAGGATGAAGAACTCTGTCAACACAAATCTACTCATCATGGATGAGGTGTTCGACAGTTCCCTTGATGGATTTGGAACAGAAGAGTTCATCAAGATTATTAAATACGTTGTGAAAGATGCAAACATCTTTATCATCTCTCACAAGACTGGTCTAGAGGACCGATTTGATAACGTGATGAGATTTGAAAAAGTTAAAGGATTCAGTAGGATGGTATCATGAGAGTTTTAGTTACAGGTCACAACGGATTTATTGGTCGCAACGTTTACTTGGATTGGCAACAAACTCTGGGAGTCAACAACGTTGATGGTATTGATTATCCCGATGACATCGGAGACTTTGATGGTGGTGATTACGATCTCGTTATTCACCTTGCAGCATACGCTGATATCAGAGAGAGTTTGAAGGAACCGCAACTTTATTATGAAAATAATGTAGTCAAGGCAAAGAAGTTGTTTGAGTGGTGTAGGGAGACAAACACAAGACTTCTGTATGCTTCCTCAAGTGCAGTAGAAGAGGAATACTGGGAGAATCCATATGCCATGACAAAGTGGATTAATGAAGTAATGGCTCCACCTAACTCAGTTGGCATGAGATTCACAACTGTCTATGGTCCTGACAGTCGTCCCAATATGATGTATAGAATGCTTGAGGACAAGACAGCAAAGTATGTCACAAACCATAAACGTGATTGGATTCACGTTAAAGATGTGTGTCGTGCTATTCATTACCTAGCATCATCTAGTATTACTGGTCCTGTGACTGTTGGAACAGGCAAATCTATTTCAGTGAGGAAACTCGCTCAGGCGATGGGTATGGGACACCTTCCTCTTGTGGAGGATACCCCCGGAGAGAGAATGGATAATCAAGCAGACATCACAAAACTTTTGAAGATTGGATGGTTCCCCACAGTAAACATTTTTGACACAGTTTAAAGTTCTGTATCTGAGATGTTAATTTAACAAAAACTTCATGAAGTTAGCATACGCTGACTAAATAATAACAGAATTGGAGATAGCAAGATGCTCTAAACGTCTTCGTTATTTTTATTGTTATTGGAGAGAGTCATGCACAACATCATCTCATACAATCAACTAGCCGGTTGGAAACAAAGCGTGGACCATCTAGAGAGAACTATTACACACGCTAACGAACAATCTGACGCATTAAACGATTATTACAACTGCCTAATTGAATGTGATGAGAGTCAACACATCTGTAAACGTATTTGCAAAACAGTTTTAGACTAAACCGTAGACACAAGGAGAACTGTCACTAAGTGCCCCCCGCTTCGGCGGGGGGTTTAGTATTATAAGGGCATCGACAGGACAAGCATGACCGTTAAGCACGAAATCAAATCTCAACTCGCCAAACTGCTTGCTACTGAGGATTTGATCGTGGAGCACAAGCAAATTGAAACTGCCTGCTTCAACGTTCATACTCGTGTTCTTACCCTTCCCATGTGGGAACGAGCAAGCAATACCGTCTATGACCTTCTGGTAGGTCATGAGGTGGGACATGCTCTCTTCACTCCAGATGAAGACTGGATCAAACGTAAAAGGATTCCTCCCCAATTTGTGAATGTGGTTGAGGATGCTAGGATTGAAAAAATGATGAAGCGTAAGTATGCTGGACTTGCTAAGAGTTTCTATCATGGGTACAAAGAATTACACGAAGAGGACTTTTTCGCTCTATCTGATAGCAACATCGCTGATTTTAACCTTGCTGATCGTGCAAATCTTTACTTTAAGATCGGTAATTTTCTAGACCTTTCCTTTACAGAGGAGGAGTTGGCAATCATTCGTATGATTGACGGATGTGATAATTTTGAAGATGTCCTTATTGCTGCAGAAGCACTTTACAAATTCTGCAAAAAGAAGCAGGATGATGATGTAAAGAAACCTGCTAATCAAACTGAGAACCAGCAACCTGCATCAGAGATTATTGATGAGGATGCTAAGGAAGAAGTTCAGCATGAGTCTGATGATCAGATTGAAGACTCTCAGGAACCTATTTCTACAGGACAAGAGACTCAATCTGACGAGAGAGATGATGATCTGCAGGTTGAGACTGCTGAGTCCCTGAGCAATAATCTTAAAGACTTGATCGATGAGAATTCTAGTGAAACTGTTTATCTAGAAGTTCCTAGGGTCAATCTTGATACCGTGATTGCTAGTAATGCTGATGTGCATGATTACATCAACTGGTGGTGGTCCCGTTACGATGAGTTTGAAACTCCTGTCTTTCAAGAGTCTGATCAAGAGTTTGTCAAATTCAAACGTAATGCACAGAAAGAGGTAAACTATCTGGTGAAAGAGTTTGAGTGTCGCAAAGCAGCAGACTCATACGCTCGTGCCTCTACTGCTCGCACTGGTGTTCTTGATACATCTAATCTGCATACTTATAAGTTCAACGAAGACCTTTTCAAGAAAGTCACAGTTCTCCCTGATGGCAAGAATCATGGTCTGGTATTTGTTCTTGACTGGTCTGGGTCCATGTCTAATGTCATGAAGGATACTTGCAAGCAACTATTCAATCTCATTTGGTTCTGTAAGAAGGTAAGCATTCCTTTTGAAGTCTATGCATTTTCTAATGAGTGGAACAGGCAGTACCTTGATAAAGACGGAGAAGTTGTGCCCTGTAAGGTAACCCCACATTTTGAAAAGAAAGAGGGTTTGCTTGCAGTTGATCATGATTTTTCTTTGATGAACATTCTATCCAGTAAAGTTTCTGGCAAGGAATTGGAGAAACAAATGATTAGTATTTGGCGTCTAGCATATTCTTTCGGTCGCGGATATTATACTTTGTATGCATGGCCAGATCGTTTGTCACTCTCTGGCACTCCCCTGAATGAGTCTCTTGTTTGCTTGCATCAGATCCTTCCGAAGTTTCAACGTGAAAACAAACTTCAGAAAGTTCAGTGTATTATCCTGACTGATGGTGAAGCAAATGCTCTAGCACAGTACAAAGAAATCAAACGTTATTGGGAGAAAGATTCTGAACCATACATCGGACACAAACGTATTGAACCAAGCAACACTATTCTTCGGGACCGTAAACTTGGAACTACATATAGGTTTGGATATTCCTATCATGAATTTACTGATGTGATGTTGCGTAATCTTAAAGACAAGTTTCCTGAAGTAAACTTTATCGGTATGCGTGTTCTTGCATCTCGTGATGTTGGTAACTTTATGCGTCTTCATAACAATCCTGGTGGAGATGAATATATTCGTCTTCAAAAAGAATGGAAGAAAGAAAAGAGTTTCTGCATTAAGAACTCTGGATACGATGCATACTTTGGTTTGTCCTCAAACAACTTGTCTCAAGACTCAGAGTTTGAAGTTGATGATGGTGCTACCAAAGCAAAGATTAAATCTGCATTTGTCAAATCTTTGAAGGTTAAAAAACTAAATAAGAAAGTCCTAGGCGAATTTATTTCTTTGGTGGCATGAGCGACAAACAGTTACCAGATTGGAGAAAGAAGGCACTCGCTGACCCAGAACTATCTGAGTGGCAAGTGGAGACTCTTATGAAAGGACCTCAGACTTTAGCGCAGGCATGGTTTTTAGGAGCGATGAGAATAAAATATAGTGGACAAAATTAAGACTGTCCAAAGGGGGGTCACATGACCCCCTTTTCCGTATATAATAACTTCAGTTCAAACAAAGCAAATGGGTCTGTCCAAAGAAAGCATCATCGAATGTCTTCGTGAATCTTACGGCGAGTCTGTGACTTCTGCCGAGATCAAGGCATACTGTCAGATGAATGACTTTAACTATCAGACTGTTACTAACAAACTGACTGACTACAAAGTTGGTCGTGGTAAGTGGAACCTGGAAGTAACAAAGGAGACTGTACAGGATCTGGAAGTAACTTATAATTCTCCTGCTGCACTCCCGGCAATCGAACAAAACCTCATTCCTCAGAAAGATGATACCTTCGTCAGCTTTGGTAATTTCAGTGACGTTAAAAAAATTATTAAGTCCGGTCTCTTCTACCCTACGTTTATCACGGGTCTTTCGGGCAACGGTAAAACGTTTTCTGTCGAACAAGCATGTGCCCAACTCGGACGAGAACTCATCCGAGTCAACATCACAGTAGAGACTGATGAGGACGATCTCATCGGTGGTTTTCGTCTCGTCAACGGAGAGACTGTTTGGCACAACGGACCAGTAATTGAATCCCTGCAACGGGGTGCTGTGCTGCTCCTTGACGAGATTGACCTTGCATCTAACAAAATCCTTTGTCTTCAGTCTATCCTTGAAGGTAAGGGTGTCTTCCTGAAGAAGATTGGCAAATGGGTCTCTCCTGCAGAGGGTTTCCAAGTATTTGCAACTGCCAACACCAAAGGCAAAGGTTCTGATGACGGTCGCTTTATCGGCACCAACGTTCTGAACGAAGCATTCCTTGAGCGATTCCCTGTAACCTTTGAGCAGGAGTATCCTACTGCTGCTATCGAACAGAAGATCCTTGGTAAGATTTGCAAGGATGAAGAGTTCTGCAAGCGTCTCTCTGACTGGGCAGACATCATCCGTAAGACCTTCTATGATGGTGGTATTGAGGAGATCATCTCCACTCGCCGTCTGGTTCACATCGTGAAGGCATACAGCATCTTCAACGATAAGGCAAAGGCAATTCAAGTCTGTGTCAATCGTTTCGATGATGAAACCAAGCAAGCATTCCTGGAACTGTACGATAAAGTCGATGCTGACTTCGTGATGCCCGTTGACGAAACCCCTACAGTTTGATATAATTATGGCTAACTCCTGGTCCTTTCTATACGATGAAATGAACATGTCTAATCAAGACTATTGGTATGAAGACGGATTCAGTTTGACTGGTAACCCTGCTCCTGACAGTCCCGATATCATTACATATAGTGGTAATGCATTTGCTGAGACTATGCATATTGGTGCTGCACAACCAGTTCCGATGGATTATCTTTCCCTTGGCGAAGATTCCGTTTCCTTTAACTTAACTATGGAAGAAAAGAACACACAAAGTAAATACAAATATAGTGAGGATAAAATCCTCAAAGAACTGCAAGATTATATTACTGGTACATACAATCAGCATTATTCTGCTGGTGATGATAAAATTCAAACACTTGATCTGATTGAAGCATGTGGTGATGGTGAATCCTTCTGCCGCAGTAATATCCTCAAATATGCATCTCGTTACGATAAGAAAGGCACCGCCCGACGTGACATTATGAAGATTCTGCATTATGCTGTTCTTCTGATGCATTTCAACGACAAGAATGCACAACGCGAAACCTACCCCCAGTGAAACTGAGACCTTCCAATACTATGAAACTGTCTGATAAAACTATCTCTGTCCTGAAGAACTTCTCTTCGATCAATCAATCAATTCTCTTCAAAGAAGGTAGTAAACTTCGCACTATTAGTGTGATGAAGAACATCCTTGCAGAAGCAACTGTATCTGAAGACTTCTCCAAAGATTTTGGTATCTATGATCTCAACCAGTTCCTTAATGGTTTGAGTCTACACTCTAGTCCTGAACTTGACTTTGCTAATGACGGATACGTTGTCATTCGTGAAGGTCGGTCTCGTTCTAAGTATTTCTTTGCTGACCCTAATGTAATTGTCACTCCTCCCGACAAAGCGATCACTCTTCCTAGTGAGGACGTTTGCTTTGAACTGAGCACGGATCAACTGGACAAACTTCTCAAGGCAGCAGCAGTCTATCAACTGCCTGATATCTCTGCAGTTGGTGAAGCAGGTGTAATCAAACTGGTTGTTCGTGACAAAAAGAACGACACTTCTAACAATCATGAGATTGTTGTGGGTGAGACAGATGCTGAGTTTGTCTTTAACTTTAAGGTAGAGAACATTAAGGTTCTCCCTGGAACTTATGAGGTGGTAGTGTCTCAGAAACTTCTTTCTCGATTCACTTCTAAGAACCATGACCTCACTTACTACATCGCACTTGAACCCGACTCCACCTTCGGGTAAGAAGGATTATCAAGGTCCCCTCTATGCCCCATGGTGGAAAGTTGAGGAGGGGAAAAAACAATTTCGTGAATGGATGAAAAAGCAACAATAATGAAACACATTCTTTTTACCCTTAAAGGTTGTCCGTTTGAACTCCTTGACGACAAAGAGTTTATTCGGATGCTTTTGTATAGAGCAACAAAAGAATGTAAATCTACTCTACTAAATCTGGCAACACATAAGTTTGATCCTCAAGGTGTAACTGGTGTTGCCATGCTTGCAGAGAGTCACATTTCCATTCACACTTGGCCAGAGAAAGGCATGGCAGTTTGTGATGTCTTTACTTGTGGTGATACCGCTACACCGGAAGTTGGTGTAGAATATATGAAAGAACAATTGAAGGCAACTGATATTGTTTCGCATGAATTTGTCCGACCTTTGGAATGATTATGAGTGACCAGTTTCTTTGGGTAGAGAAATATCGACCCAAGACTATTAAAGAGTGTATACTTCCTGACAATACAAAGAAGACGTTTCAAAACTTCCTAGATAAAGGGGAGATACCTAACATGCTGCTCGCTGGTCCTGCAGGATGTGGTAAAACAACCGTAGCCAAAGCACTTTGCAACGAACTGGGGGTAGATTACTATGTCATCAATGGATCGGATGAGGGACGCTTCCTTGATACGGTCAGAAATACTGCAAAAA